AATTCTTTTCAAATGGATCTTCATATGGCTGAACTAACTAAGAAAGGAGTTGTTAAAATGTCCGCTAAATTTTTAATAGCTTCAACTAATCATATGAGATTTAAAGCTGAATCTTTAACTAATAGTTTCGCTTTGAATAGACGTTTTCCGTTACAATACTATGTTGTACCTAAAGATGAATTTTGTAAAAATCCAAATGATGTTCCTTATGATAGGAAAATTAATTTTGACAATATACCTCTCAATAAATTAGGACAACCAAATATTCTTCCAGAACATTTTGATTTCTTACCATCTGATCCTAAATCAGGTAATGTTATCACACCCACTAAGCCGATTCCCTTCTCTGAAGTTGTCGCGCAAATGAACGAAGAGCATAGTAAGCGTAAAGCTTGGAAATCCCAACATGAAATTAATTTCTATGAAACTATGGACACTTATCGTCATACTTATCATCCTGAGGATTATGAAATGCCTATCGAATATGATAGTGAAGGTATTTTTGCCTCAGATATAACTATGGAAAGGATCGAACCTCAATCTGGTTTTATAAAATCAATTTTCAACTCTAACCCCTTAGGATCCCAATTCTACGAGAAATATGATGATCCTATAACTGTACCAGTCTTATCTAATCACGACTTTCCCGAGTTTATGATTGATGAAACAATTACGCATTACCTCAAGCACAATCACCCTGATGATCAGGATAAATTAAGATTGAATTTTGAGGATGCCTGGGATATATTCGTTAATAATGAAAGAGTTTTTGAATGCCTAGGTGCTGAGAACTTTTTGTTAAATACACCATGGAAATCACTCTGTGTTATGCCATTAAAATGGGCTCATTTCTGCCTCGCTATCAAGCATCCCGAATTCTATTACAATGTGATTGATTCAGCTTATACTAAGATAGAAACTTTCAATGAATACTTTACTTGTTATCAAGATATATGTATTCCCTTCTACTTACCACCCCGAGAAATTACTCTAAAACAGAAAATTTCAGATGAAGTAAATAGAATAACTAAAAGAGTTTTAAAGAAAATAGCCCCTATTCTCGAGTATTTGGAATCAATCAAATATCAAATTCTCGCCTTAGCAACCTTTATTGCAGGTTCCACTTTTCTATGGAAAGTTTATGGACCTCAATCTGAAGAAGTTGTTGAAGAGCTAGATCAAGATATTGAAATTCCAAAACCGCCTGAGAATGCTGAACCAGAAATGGATTATACATTTACACGATCAACGAAGAAGAATAAGATGTCTTCTCTGGCAAAAGCCAGAGCAAAACATTCTGCATCCTTCCAAAATGCTGACGTTCAAGGCTCAGATATTATGAAAAGTATTACTAAGAAAAATGTATTTACAGCTCATGCATCTCTGAAGGACCGAAGAATTTTTCTAGGTTCAGTTATTGGATTACGCACTGATTATATATTAGCTCCAACGCACTATATTGCAGCCCTTGATAATTTATTATCGGACTCTAATGAAGAATCTATATCTCTAATTATTACTAACGGAGATACACACGTAGGACAAATCGAGTGGAGAGATCTACTCCAGAATGCTAATGATGAATATCTTATGGAAGCAGATACTACTTTAATTAAGATGCACACTATACCAGTTAGAGATATTGTTAATACATTTTTAACTGATAATTCAATAGCTAATCTACCTAAAGTTTTCCACACTTCAATGGAATTTCCGAAAACTCCTCATGCCGAAGCCAAAATTATTATTAATTCGCAGACTTTTAGGCAAACAGTCCCAATGGATGATATCCATGTTACAAAAGCAATACAATATGTTGCTAATACTACTAAAGGTGATTGTGGAGTTCCTATTTTCTATAGGGAATCTAAAGGTGGAAACCAAAGGATTATGGGATTCCATTTTGCGGGATCTGCTAACTCAAAATCAGAAAACGCTTTTGCTACTTTGATTTCGCAAGAGGAACTCCTCAAATCTATTGCTAACTTTGAAACCCTTCCTTCTGAGGATATTTCAGAATTAGATATTGAAAATCAAGGTGGACCATTATTTATAAAAGAACGATTTAAGATTCTAGGACGTTCTAAATATAAACATAATCCTTATGGATCTAATGATTTAATACCTTCTGCTCTTAGTAATGCAAAACTTCTGCAAAAGACTACACATTTTCCAGCAATGATGCATCCTCGTAATGGGATTGATCCTCTAGAAAAAGCTATTTCAAAATTTTGTATAACAGGAGTAACTTTAGACAAATTAAATCTAGATGCTGCAGCTGAGAGTTATTGCTCATATTTATCTGCATCATTAATTGAATGCCCAACGCGACTTCTCACAATTGAAGAAGCTATTTGGGGTTCACAAGAATTGAACATCGAGTCAATTAAATCGCAATCAAGTCCTGGTTATCCATTAAAATGGACTAATTCGAGATTAAAACAAGGCCTCTTTGGATTGGATGTCCCTCGTGATAAAACTAACCCTTATTACGATTATGTTGAAGCTGAAGTT